CCATGAAAATCAATTGCTTGATGGACGCAATCGTGTCAGGGCCTGTGATGAGTTGAACATTGCACCCGTGGAGATAGAATGGGATGCCCCTGATGGTGTAACTGCTGGCGAGTGGATTATCTCGACGAATCTTCAGCGCAGACATCTCACAAGTCAGCAACGTGCTATGCTCGCGGCAGACCCAGATATCTTGGATGTCTTGGAAGCAGAAGCTCGCGAAAGGCAGGGGACGCGGACGGACTTGGGTGACATTGTGCAAACAATTGCACAAGGTTCCAAATCCCGCGACAACGCCGCTAAAACTTTCCAGACGAACCATCAGTATGTGCAGGAAGCTAAGAAGATACGAAAGCGTAAGCCTGAACTCGTAGAACCTGTCATCAATGGAACACTGACGTTGACAGAGGCGAAGAAGGAAGTCGAGAGTGCTGAGTTGGACGAGGCACTTAAAAAGATAAACGAGGATGATCGCGGTGTGCTGTCCGATTTAATCAATGAAGCGAAAACGAATCACACCCAAAAGCTGGCTATGGCATCACACGTTGTGGCTATGGATCAGCCGGAACGTACTCGCGTAAAGGTGCTGGCGCAGTCGAGTGATGAGTATGATCGGGATCTGGCTGGAGCAACAGTGGCGCAATTGCCGCCTCCGATTCCTGCCGATCTTAAAATTGTATTGGCTACTCGGTCGGTAGTTGCGGAGAATAGAAGTAATCTTGCTAAACTGAATCCCAAACACCGCTGGCTACCAGAACTTGATACTATTATCGAAAGTTTCACAAACCTGATGGAGAGTTAATATGTCGGAACAAATGGATTCCTTTTCCAGTGGTTACATTCCAGATGAAGATATCTTACGAGCCGACACATTGGATTTTGCAGCGATTGTCGAGGATGTGCAATCAGACGGCGTGGGACATACGAAGGCAGAAGTAAGGAAAGCTATCTGTAGGTCAATGATGGATTTGAACAAACGCGGTATCTATCCTGAGTGGCAGCAGGGAGGAACGGAAGCGTATGTAGCGAATGGCCTGAATCGTGTGTACTCTGCCAAAGACAATCAGGGATTGCTGCTTTATCCTGCTGTTAATGCGAAACATGAAAGAAAAGCTGAAAAATTTATGGATGACGAGGATTATCAGTATGTCATAGATGTACTCTTTGGTAAGGGTGACGCGATGTATATGCAAGGTAGAATATGGGTAGATCGTAAGGCGATACGTTTTCAAAAATGAAGAAGTAGATGCCGTATCGACTCAAAGGTAAGACGGTTCAGGTCAAGCGACCGCGTGGCTGGAGAAAACTTACCACCCATAAAACGGTTCAAGCAGCTAAACGCCACTTGAAAGCTCTCAAGGCGAATGTGAAGCATTAGTGGACTTCTATCTTCCTATAGCAAAGTATCGTAAAGACCCCACACTGTTCGTGAATACAATGTTGGGTGCCCAACCTGACAAATGGCAGACGGAAGTGATGGCTGCTGTAGCGAAACAAAACCGTGGGGTAAGTATCCGTTCTGGGCACGGGGTAGGTAAGACGAGTTGTTTGTCCTGGCTCGCGCTTTGGTGGATCACTGTTCATTATCAGGCGAAAGTGGTTATTACCGCACCTACGTCAGCTCAGTTGCATGATGCTCTTCTACCGGAAGCGAAATCCTGGCTAAAACAGGCACCTGAAGGTTTCCGTGAAATGTTTACTGTACGGGCCGACAGGATAGAACTCGCGGAAGATCCACAGCGCAATTTTATCTCAGCACGTACATCTAGGGCTGAACAGCCTGATGCCCTACAGGGTGTCCATGCAGAACACGTTCTTTTGATCTGTGATGAAGCGAGTGGTGTACCGGAACAGGTATACGAAGCCGCCGGGGGTTCGATGTCGGCGCATCATGCTACGATGGTACTGGCAGGGAACCCGGTAAGATCTAGTGGATATTTCTACGATACGTTTCATAAACTGGCAGATAGATGGAATACATTTCATGTGTCATGTGAAGAGAGTAACCGGGTATCAGATGAATACATCGAAGAATGTCGAATGCGTTATGGTGAAGAATCCAACACCTATCGTGTACGTGTTCTGGGAGAATTCCCACGCGGTGACGATGACACGGTGATTTCACAGGAGTTGATCGCAAGCGCAATTGATCGAGATGTCGAACCAGTGAGACTAGGATCTACGATATGGGGCGTGGATGTAGCACGATTCGGTGCAGATTCATCAGCACTTTGTAAGCGAAAAGGAAATGCGATCACAGAGCCGATTAGACTGTGGAGAAATCTGGATACGATGCAGCTTACTGGAGCGATCAAAGCCGAATACGATGAATGCCAGGAAAAACCTGTCGAGATATTTGTAGACGCGATTGGTCTAGGAGCTGGTGTAGCGGACAGATTGCGCGAGATGGGACTTCCAGCCTATGCAATCAATGTGAGCGAGAGTCCTGCTATGGGGCAACACTACCTAAACTTGAGAGCAGAGTTGTGGTATAAAGCAAAGAACTGGCTTGAAGGCAGAGATGTAAAGTTGCCTAACGATGATCGTTTGAAATCAGAATTGGTAACTGTTAGATATACCTATACATCTAGTGGCAGAGTGAAAATTGAATCTAAGGCAGAACTAAAGAAACGTGGTGTAGCGAGTCCAGATTCTGCGGATGCGTTCGTACTTACGTTTGCGTCTGATGCGGGAACGGCTATCGGTGGTCGATCAAGCAGGCGTATGGGTAAAATTAGAAGAGCGATAGCGGGAATAGTCTAGGGGGTTCGGCTGGTGGTTACCTCCCACGGCCCAACTTAAATAACCACACACTGTAGTCCTTGACTGTCACCAAGGCGGTGCCCCTAGATTTTTCTGAGGTTCGATTGTAAACTGTTCTTATCAAGGGCAGCGTTTACGCAACCCGTCCAGTTGTGTCTCAGGGTCTTTCTTATTTCAAACCCCATCGCTTTCTCCTTGCTAGGGTAAAGCTCCGTCCACTCGGGCGGGGCTTTTTCTATTTAACTGTTGAACAGTAGCGACCATCGTAATATGTTCGAGTGGACTATTCTTCTGCGAGCAGCGAATATTGGCCTACATCGACCAAGCTGAAACCGAAGCCGGGATCGGGATGACGGAGGAAGAACTGCAAACCACAGTTCGTTCCTACATCACAGACGCGATCCAGTACATAGACGATGACATCAGCCCAATTCGGGCAGAGTCAACGAAGTACTACAAAGGCGATCCGTTCGGTAATGAAGTAGACGGCAGAAGCCAGGTAGTTAGTCGAGATGTGCGTGATTCCGTGCAAGCCGTATTACCGTCCATGATGCGTGTGTTCTTTGGATCGGAGAAAGTCGTGGAGTTCGTGCCACGTTCCGGCGAAGATATCGCGATGGCTGAACAGGCGACGGATTATCTGAACTATGTCATCCAGCAGGACAACGAAGCCGTAGCTATTTTCTACAGTGTGTTCAAAGACGCGCTGATGAATAAAGGCGGTTTCGTAAAGTGGTGGTGGGATGATTCCATCGAAGTGCATACCCACACATTCGAGAATCTGGATGAAGGTGCGCTTGGCCTGATCTTGCAGGAAGATGGCGTAGAGGCTGTATCGGTGGAAGCACGGCCAGCTCCAGGCGTCAACGAGCAGCAGGCTCAAATGATGCAAGCGCAGGGTATGCCTGTACCACAAATATATGATGTAGAGATCAAACGTCAGCGTAAGCGTAATCGTGTAAAGATAGAAACAATGCCGCCTGAAGAATTTCTGGTGGACGCAGCAGCTACGAGTCTCGATGACGCGATGATTGTAGGTCATAGGACAATGGCTACCGTGTCATCTCTGGTTGCTCTGGGTTACGACAGGAAAATGCTGGAAGAGCATCTGTCGGACGAAGTTGCGTTTACGGGTACGGATGAATATTGGGCACGATACAATGACCGCGCATCAATGAGTCCATTGTCAGCTTACGAGCGCAGGCGTGTATTGTACGTCGAAGCGTGGTGTTACATCGACTACGATGGTGACGGCATAGCCGAACTCAGGCGTGTCTGCACTGTGGGTGACGGCTACAAGGTCGTAAATAACGAGTCAGCGGATGAGATACCGTTCGCTATGTTTGCCTGCGACCCGGAACCCCATGTGTTTTTCGGGTCTGATCTGGCTGACCTGACGAAAGATATCCAGAGAATCAAGTCTGCCGTGCTGCGTGGTATGCTGGACAGCTTGAGTTTTGCGCTATATCCCAGAACGGGTGTAGTAGAAGGCATGGTGGACATCGATGATGTGCTAAACCCGGAAGTTGGATCAATCA